TATATAACATATAGACATCTATATAGAATATAAACACTTATATTAAATCTTATGCTCATTTTTTTTTGAGTCGCATTTTGCACACCAAAAAGAGTCTAAAAACAGCGTCAAAAAGGTACCCGATTTTAGCCATTTTGTCAAACTGTGTTAAGGGGTGAGAAATAATGTGGGGAGGGGAACTCGCCCCACTGTCCACAAAAATGGGCGGGTTTGCCCTATTTACTATACACTACGGGCGGGCCGGGCATACGGGCCATAGGGCCAAAGGTTGCAGGGCCTGGGCAATTTGGGTCCTTTGTTTTCGCCCCTATTGCAGGGCCAGGGCCACAGGTCCACGGCCACAGGGCCAGAGCCTGGGCCAGACTCTGAGCCAGACCCTGGGCCGATCGTCCCAAATTAGGGGTCCCTTCTTTTCACCTTACTTTGGGTCCCATCTGATCAGCGGGCCTGGTCACCGGGCCAAAGGTCACCGGTCAAGGTCACCGGCCCAAAGCAGGACGGCCCAAATTAGGGGTCCTTATTTTCGGTCCCTCTTTTGGGGATCGCTTAGCCAAAGTTAGGTTTTTGGGGCGGAGTCTGTTTGGTGGGACCCCTCAGCCCTCTGACCTCTCAGCCCGTCAACCCGTCAACCTGCCCAAAGTACGGGCCAAAAAAAAAGGCCCCAAATAGGGGCCTATCTTTGCGCTGTGGCGATCTCTTAGGCGGGATCGATCACAAAGCCCGACCGATCCTTGCGGGCCTGACCTTTGGCCTTAAGACCTAAGATCTTGGCCTTATTAGTTAACATCTCAATGTCCGAACTATCGCCGTCTATCACAGGCGATCCTGACCAAACGGCGGGGAGCTGATCTCTAAACACGGCCGCAACATTTGAGCCAAGGCTTAGGGCTTCGCTGCACTCTTGCAAATTGCCGGGCTGATAGCTAAAGGTCAGCGTATAGTTTGTCCCCGCATATTTGCGCACCTTGCCTATCAGCTTTGTGTAATCGTAGAAAACAAGACCGGAGCGGTCAGAGTCTATAGACGTTCCAAAGGTCTCTAAGATGTCGGTACCGGTCCTATTCTTTAGGATTGCTATAAAATCAAGATCGGAGGTCCCGTTCAGACGTACGGCGAATTTTTGACCCGTGTTTAGAGCTTTTGTGTAAAGCTTTGAGAGCTCATTAACCAAAGTACGGGCGAATTCGTCCCGGTGCAGGATATAGAATTCAGTACGGGCGATCCTTGCAGCCTGGACGCTATTAAAGGCTCCACGGCCCGCCGTGAACAGGCACGGGGCCTTGCAGGTATCAGCGGCTGGGCATATATTAATGCCCTTAGAATTCTGATCAGCCGGGGCCAGGTAAAGAATAAAGGTCTTGAGATCGTTCTTTGCGGTCTTGGCGTTGGTGGATCCTGCGCTTAAAAGCTTATTTTCGCCGAGCCTGAGCATATGCTTAAGCCAATTAATTTGCTCGGTATTGTAACGGGTGGGGGCTTCTGTAGTGGTGAACATAGTTTTTAGGGTTAAAGGGTTAAAGGGTTAAATGTATAGCAAAAATACGGCGGGCCTTATTATTTGCGCCACATTTATAAAAATATTTTTAAGATATTTTTAGACCTCTGGCCCTATCTTTGGCCGATCCACAGCCAGAACCCTAACTGTCCAATATTTTGGACATTGTCCAATTTTCTGGACACTGTCCACTTTCCTGGACATGATCACTTTCCTGGACACTGTCCACTTTCCTGGACACCGGTTGCCTGGGATCCTTTGGTTTGACGATTGACGATTGACGATTGCTTGACGATTGACGATACCTTGACGATTGCTTGACGATTGACGATGTTGACGAAAAAAAAATAAAAATAATTTGACGATTGAGGCGCAACTGACGATTGACCGCTTTAACTTTGGTTTACAATTCAACCCTAATCCTAACCCCAACCCTATGAACTATCGCCATTCCTACAAACCAACGCTGACCCCTGAGCAGCGTGAAGCGAAGGCCGAAGCTGCATTCCAACGCAAAATTGCGAAAATGGAGGCCAACCGTGCGAAATCCAAGTTTGACTATTCCACCGCTGGTGGATCGTATGTGCCAACGCTTCGCCAATACGAACACGCTTTGACGATGATTGGGAATCCATCCGCTGAAATCGTTATCAGCGGTTTTATGGGCAAACTCAAGGTCAACCACGACCACATCCACATTGTAAACGAATCCTTACGCAACCTTTAACCCTAAACCCTAAACCCTATAATCGTGAAACAAGAAAAAAAAGAATACACTTTTGTGCAATATGACGGGCAACGCTTTATGTTGAGAACCGGCCCTTTTCAGCCAAAATCCATCCTTTATCAAACAAAGAAAAAACTTTTAAGCGGTAAAATAGATGTCCCAACCTTACCACTTGGGGAGTTCCTTACCATTTTGATTACTTGCTCCAAGCTAAAAGATGGCGGACTCACATTTGAAGCAATCTAACCCATAGAGCAACCTTTAACCCCAACCCCCCTAAACCCTAAAACCATGAACCAAGAGACCGCCTACCACTACACGATCACGAATGTTTGGTTTGATCCTGAGACCAACGAACGAAACGAGAATGTTTTCACTTGCGATGACGATGGCCAGGTTGACAATTACATTTATTGCCATGACGAGGCTGACGAATTGCCCGGCCCTGGGATTGACTATACCATCGTTGAGGAGCAAGTTTTCACCTTTGACGAGGGTGACGATGTTACCCCCGGCGATTACCGGTTAATTAGCGAATCCACCAAAATCTTAATCTAAACTCCCAAACCATGACGATCAAGCAAGTATTGAAGTCCAGGCTTCCCGAACCCATCGCAAACTCAGCGATTTTTGCCATCCAAATGCAACACATCGGCCCCAAGCAAATCCCCCACGATGCTGACGATGTCTGCACCAACGATAGCCTTGACGAGGCTTTGCACTCGTTCCATTGGGATTCTACTGACGAAGGCCACCAATATTGGTACGCCATCCACAAGAAGTATGTCCGGGATGACGAGCGGGATTCCTTTGACAACATCTTCGCCTCAGAGAACTAACGATGCCCGCCTTTGACGATGATGCCCTCACCGATGGGCTTGCTATGTCCACGCCATCCAGGAGGAGGACGATTTCCCTTGACTTCTACATCTGGAAGAACAAGGCCAAGTCGTTGGCCGACCCCGAAGAACTGTCGTTGATGATGGACGATTACTATATGGCCCAAGCCGAAACGATCAAGGATCCCCAACTAAAGGCTTTGACGATTCTGGCCGTTGGGAACATTGATTGGTACGCCATCGCCGAGGAGCTGATTACGACAACGAATTTCAAGGCTGAAACCAAGAACTGAGATGCACAATTCTAAGGGCATTAAGGGCGATATACGCCTTGATTTTGACGAAGCGAACCAACTGCTCATCGCCTTGAGGAAAGCTGATTTGGAAGGCTCCCTGGCGTTCAAGGTGGTGCATCGCAAGGTCCGGGAGATTGTTGACTATCACCTTTACAAGGCGGCCAAGGGAGAGATGAAATTGGCCAACAAGTATTTCTGCAACAAGAAGATGAAGAACGGCGTGAAGCGTGCGGAGGTTGGCCCTTGGTTTCCTTTGCCCCCCGTGTTGGTCTATGACCTTCGCAGGCACCTGGCCACCGGTGACATCGTTCGGATCGCCAACGAGAATAATTGGAATTACAAGACCGTGAGGCATTGCCTTGATTTGCCTTCGGTGACGGTGACGGCCCGTGGAGTGACGAAGGTTCGGGATGCCCCCCTTCGCTATCCCTTGGCCGTGATTAACCAACTGCTGAAGGCCGCTGAGAACAACCGAAGACCGGTAAAGCACACCCGAAGAAAACAAGTGCGATTGCGAGTTTACATTGAAAAAAACCTTAAACCCTTTTACCATGAATTTGACATCATTGAACCCTACATCCCAGGAACCCCTCGCCAATTGGCTAAGGCACATAAAGAGAGCGTGCAGGCGAAGTATAAAGCCGGATTACTCCGAGGTGAAGTCCCCGTTCAGGATTGATTGGGCCTTGTATGGCCGCTACCTGGATGCAAAAAAAGCCATTTAACCCCTAAACCCAAACAAAATGAACCAAATAATCTTATTTATAAGGGATTTTGTGTTATACCTTTTATGGTTTGTAATTACCATAGCCTTAACCATTACCATTGTCGGCATCTTTGTTTTAATTATGATGGAAGATAATGGTTGGTTTGATATTCCGAATCAAATTATAGACAGAACCATAAACCCCAAATGATGAAACCAAAACCACAAACCGTTACCCGGCCCGAAGCCATCAAAATTCTGATGAAGCGTATGGGCCTGACCCTGGACGAAATCGCTAAAGAGTGCGAGGTGTCCATATCCACCGTGTTCTGGTGGAGAGAAGGCGTCACGAGGATTAAGCAATTTGATGCGATTGATGCCTGCTTCAAATTGATTTGCGATGATTACCAACCAGCATCGCCCAGAGTCATCAAAGCCTGCCTGACCAAGCCCGACCTCACGATGCGCCTTCGGGATGATGAGTATCGCAGGCTCTTAATGACGAGGAACAAGACGAGCATTGATAAGATCGCCCGAACCCTCAACATTGACCGCAATTATGTGTACCAATGGAGCCACGGGATTGGGAAGAAAAAGGATGTCAATAAAATTATTGAAAATAATTTTTCCAAGGTGGCGCAAGCAGGGTAAGACCCACTATATTTGTTCACACTTTCGTTCATAACCCTAAACCCCTAACTTATGACACACGAAACCAAGGCCAAGATAGAGGCCGCCATCGGCACGGGATACATTGTCCTGACCACGATGCTGGGCATTGCATTCTTTGGCCGATTCATCCTCGCTTTAATCCTTAACCCCTAAACCCTAAACAATGAACCTATTACAACAAATGAACGCAGCGGAGTACAAGAAGCTCCTTGAGTTCAAAGAAAAGTACCCGACCCTTGGCGAGAACTTGATAAAAGCCTTGACCGACAAAATTGTTGTCATTCATCTAACCGTTGATGAGTATGTCAGCCTATGCGATGCCTTGGGAATTTATTGCGCCCCGGCATTAAACGAAGTATTTCAAGCCTTTAAATCCAAACCATGAAACAAAACCTCACTGCAGAGCAACTCCGCAAGATAGCCGAGCCTCTACCACCCGAAGCAATTTCGGCCCACCCAACACGAACCGGGATGTCCACCATCAAGGGCATCTTCGTCACCGAGCGACTGAATGAAGTCTTTGGTGTTGGGGAATGGATGGTCAAGACTGAACTCTTGACCCCAATCTCCGTCATCGTCAAGACAACATCCTCTGGCCGGGAGCGTACCGAATACACCGCTCTCTCCAAGACCGTCCTTGAAATCCCATCCGCAGGCATCTATTACGAGTGCATAGCCTCGTCCACCAACGATGATATGGGCGATGCGGCGAAGGGAGCGACCACGGATGCGATCACCAAAATCGCCTCTTGGATTGGGATTGGGATTGATGTTTACAAAGGCAAACACGGTGCGCCGGTCATCCCTGCAAAGCCCTATCAAGCCCCTCCAAGGAACGATGTGGCCCCTCCAACCAAGACCCGTGCTACGGCACCCGTCATCATCCCTGCCGGTCTGCAAAAGATTCACCAAGAATACATCTTGGAGCGTGCGGTCAAGGCCACCGACCAAGAACGCAACGACCCACGGTTCGCCCCGACCGAGGATTGGACTGAAGAGCGGTACCGCAAGGGGATTGAATACTTTAAAAATCGTTAATTATGGAACTCGTATCTATACCCAGGAGTGATGTCGGCAAGGCCGACATCGCACTCCTCACCACCAACCTGGTGGATCGCATCAACGAAGGGCATATCAATGCCCTGGAAGCCCACATCAAACTCAAAGCCATCCACAAGGCGATTGAGGCGGTCATCAAGCAGACGGAAGAAACCGTTGCTGATGAGGCCGCCAAGCATCCCGGCAAGTCCTTTGATGTTTACGGAGCGAGTGTTCAGATAAGGGAAGGATCCCTTGGCCCGAACTGCGACCAAGACCCGATATACACCCAAATGAAAGCGGCCCTCAAAGACCGAGAAGAACTGCTGAAGCTTGCGTTCAGGCAGGCAGGCAAGTCAATGATTGTGGACCCTAACACCGGTGAAGAAATCCCCGTGTGCGAAGCCAAGGCCACCAAATCGTCCATCGCAATAACCTTCAAATAATGAGCAATATGACCGCAATGGAATGGCTAATCAAGGAATTACGCCTCCGCAAATTGGAAGATATGGAAAGGAGCAACGGTGAGTTTTTCCTCACCGAAACCCTGGAAGCAGGCTTGGCCCGTGAAGCCGAGCAGAGGGACGCTGATTACCAGCGTGGATTGCAGGAATGCACCGAAGAACACGAAGCCGAGCAAGGCAACACGATTGATGATTTACCTAACCTTAATTAACCAACCCTTAAACCCAAAAACAATGAACACGAACCTATTTGAAACAACCCCCAAGACCCGCTACGCCCTATCCAAGCCAAAGGTATTTGGCTCCGAGCAAGACCGCTACAACCGCAAGGTCAAAGCGTTCTGGATGATTTGGACCGCCTGCTTTAACGGAGCGAGGAACCTTGACATCAACAAGATTATGACCGACAACAATGTGGGTCGCACCTTCTACCTGACAATGCGTGACCAAGGTATCATCGCCAAAGGATCTCGCTTAGGGCAAAACAAGTCGCTGTATTACTCCGACTTCAACAAGGTCCCTACCCAACAGGACATTGATAAGTGCATCAACGAGCAAAGCGTGAAGATCAAGGAGGTGTTCAAGACCTTCAAGGCCAAGCGAGCCGTTGTCCAGAAGCCCAACGAGATGGACGCTACCCTCAAAGACCTTCTGGCGAAAGCCGAGGAAGCCAACAAGCGTGTTGCCGAGTTGCTCTCAAAGTATCAATCAAGAGCCTAAATGCGAGCCATCCTCCTCCTATTCCTGCTCACGGCCTGCACCAACGACCGCCCCTGGAGGGTGATTGAGGTGCGGGCCAAGGGGGATGCCTGCGAGTATGTGCTATCCCGCTCCAACGGATTCGGGCCACAAGTCAAGACCCTGACCGATTCGTGTGGTGCGTACAAACTATTTCAAACCTTAAAACCTAAATAAAATGACACAAGAACAATGGGAATACGAAGCAGGATGGGCTGCACAAGCACAAGCACAAGCAGAGTATGAGGCTCAAATGGCTTTTTATGAGTATTTAGATGGCTTGATTGCTGATAAAAAGTATCAATTACACGCACTTGAAATAGCATTGGATATGCTTAATTCAAAAGAATTTACCAATAGTGGTATGTCGCCTAAAGATTGGTTAAATGGAGAAAGAAATCGTTTGTTGGCTACAAACACAAATGATATGCAATGATGAAACGATTCTTAGTATTTGCCGGTGATTCCTATTATCCTGAGGGAGGGATGAATGATTTTCAGCAGGACTTTGACACCTTGGAAGAGGCCAAAAGTTTTGAATCAAAAATCAAAGAAAAGTTTAAATCTATATGGAAGGACAGCTGGAAGGATTTTAATTGGACCGAGATTTGGGATTCGGAAACACGAACCCACGTTTAATACGCAATCGGATACAATGAATGATTAATTAACAATTTAAACAATAAAAAATGGAAATACACATCCCAAGTGAAGAAAGATTAAGAGTAAGTACAAACGGCAAAAGAATGTTTGCCGATGTTAGTTCTACTCCGCATCAAGAAAGTTTGACAATTGAATTTTACGCATTTGCCAAACAGATAATAATGGAAAAAGACAGGACTTTTAAAATGTTCATCTTTAATCAAGACCAAGATATAACAGATTTTGATTATGGATTTTGGAAGGATGGTAAAATTGTCTGGCAGTCTTTTTAGGGTTGCCACTAACTCGCTCATTCGTGAACCCAACCAAACTATACCCATTTGAATACAATGAATGATAAATCGGTCAATAAGCACCCTTATTGCATATAATGAATGATAAATCCGTCAGCCTCTGCTCTTACCAAACCTCCCCCAGCGTCAGCCTGTAAACTGACCAACCAAACCCCAACCCCATGAAACTATATGCATTCCAACCACAAGGACACGGTGAGCAATCGTTCTTCACCATTGCTAAAAGCGAAGAAGAAGCTATCAAAGCCGTAAACAAGCATATTGAAAAAGTTTACCCAAAGGGCAGTCCTAACGAATACGATGCATACGGATTTGGAACGGACTACTACGAAATGACCGTTGTTGAAGAAGGGCAGGTCGTTGAAAATAACAACCAATGATCCGACCATTTCGTTGACACCACCAAAATGCTAAACCCCTAACCCTAATGCGGCCTAACCCCGAATGCTACCTTGACCAGGACGAGTATGTCAAAGACCTGGAGAGTTATGTGGATAAAATTGAGCGAGAAAACTTGATTTTTCAACAAAACCTACTATATATATATAATTATATAGACAATTCTATACATATAAACAATACTAATACTCTAAACACTCTAAAGGGTAGAGATAAAGGAGGGGGTGTGGGGGAGGAAAAAGAGAAGGGAACGTCCAAATACTCCAACAAAAACATCCGCAGGAACTCTAAACACTCCCAAGAGGAAATGATGGCTATGTTTGAAGGCTTTTGGAACTTCTACGACAAGAAGGTCGGCAAGGACAAAGCCATCCTCGCTTGGTTCAAACTGACCGATGAAGAGATTGAGAAAATCCGCAATACCCTTCCGACCTATTTAGAGGCTCACAGAGAGCGTAAGTTCCGCAAAGACCCCGTAAGATACCTAACCCATAAAGCGTTCAATGACGAGCTTCCTACGCAGTCTGGAGGCCATTCCCAACACAAACCCTACCATTCAACCCAAAACAATGAACAACCACTCCGATTTTACACGCCTCCCAGCGGAATTGTACGCTGAATACCAAGACCGACTCCTCGGCATCCTCATTTGCGAAATCATCAAGCCGGGGGATATAGTCCTCCAACTCCGAGAAGAGTATTTTGATGAAGGAATCCGCAAGAATACCTTTAAAGCCATTCGGAGCCTTCGGGCCGAGGACAAGCCTATCAACACGCTCACCGTCCGTTCACGGATGATTGAGATGAATGTCCCCACCGATGTGGTGTTTCTCGCAAGCCTTGACTCAGGGCTTTATTCTCACGATGGATGGAAGGTGTACCGGTACGAGTTGCATTGCCGGTACATCCACGACCAAATTGAGAAGACCAAGATTGACTTTCTCAAGCACCAGGATGTTGATCGCCTCTACAAGGAAATCCAAGACATCAAGTCCTTAGACCCCGACCCGATTGCTACCGAGGTTCACGAATTACTCTTGGGCTTTATGATGGGCCTCAACGAGGTGATTACGGGAGCGAAGGACAACAGCATCACCCGAACCTTCCACCACAACACCGACAGCCTGATAACGGGTTTCAAGCCTTCGGAGTTTATCATCCTGGGGGGCCGTCCTGCAATGGGCAAGACCACCTTGGCCCTGCAATACGCTCTCAACCAAGCGATGAACAAAAAGCCTGTGGCCTTCTTCACCTTGGAGATGTCCACGGAGCAGCTGATGACCCGATTGGTTTCCAACCTCGCCGAGGTGGATGGAGAGGTCTTCCTGGACATCAAGGAGCGGATGAACGGTCAAGACTTCTTGGCTATCTCTCAGCACATTGATAAGGTCAAAGGCGCACCGTTGCACGTTGTGGATGTCCCCGGCATTGACCCTCAGCGGATGGAATTGGAGTTGATAAAACTCATCAAGAAGCACAAGATTGAAGGGGCATACATTGATTACCTCCAACTGATTTCTCCCCTGCCAGAAGACCGAGGCAAGCCCCGAATTGAGCAAGTGACCAACATCTCCAAGTACATCAAGACGATTTGCAAGAGGCTCAACATTTGGATTTGCGTGGTGTCATCGTTGTCCAGGGGCGTGGAGCAGAGGGACTCCAAGCGTCCCAAGCCGAGCGACCTGCGTGAAACAGGCCAACTTGAATTTGATGCCGATAAGATTCTGTTCGTGTATCGTCCTTCCGAGTATATGGAAGACCACGACCCCCAAAAGCAAGAACTCATTGACCTCCTTGAAATCCTTGTGAGGAAGAATCGGAATGGGAAGATTGGTACCGCTATGGGGAAAATTAAACTTCAATACACAAAAGTGTTGGATTTTAATGGAAACATTCCTACCTTTGAGGAGAAGATTCAAACCCTAAAAGCACCATTCTGATGAAATACGGATCCGTTTGTTCAGGCATTGAGGCAGCCTCAGTCGCTTGGCATAACCTTGGATGGGAACCGCAATGGTTCTCAGAGATTGAGCAATTCCCTTCCGAGGTATTGAAACACCGCTTTCCCGATGTTCCCAACCTTGGGGATATGACTCAACTAACCCAAAACCCAACATTCAATGAACGATCAATTGACCTTCTGGTCGGAGGAACCCCCTGCCAATCCTTCTCAGTCGCAGGACTTCGCAAAGGACTTGCTGACCCACGAGGAAACCTCATGCTCACATTTCTCGCATTGGCTGACGCAAAAAAGCCCAAATGGATTGTCTGGGAAAATGTCCCCGGCGTGTTGTCAAGTAACGGAGGAAGGGATTTTGCTTGCTTTCTTGATTCTTTGGAAGAGTTGGGGTATATTTGCGATGTTGAAATTTTAGATGCACAATTTTTTGGAGTAGCACAAAGAAGAAGGAGAGTATTCGTATGTGGACAAAGCGTAGATTCTATACTGAATCAGAAGACAACTTTATCAGGGCTAACTATAGCTCAATGTCTCACAGAGATATTGCACGCCATTTGGATAGATGCGTTATGTCTGTTAGGGCAAGAGCCAAAAAACTTGGATCAAGCAAGCCTCTCAAGAGATGGAGTCCAGAGGAGGATGCGTTTGTTCGGGATTCTCACGGAAAATTGTTCCTACGAGATGTGGCGGCAACTCTTGATAGAGGTATTTCAGAAGTCAGTTCCCGTTCAAAAATATTGGGACTTGCCAAATGGCGCAAAGACAGAAAAGGAAATCACTCTGGAAGACCTATTGATGGGTTCATCAACGGAAGGCCAGTATATACTCACAGAAGAGTCGTTGAACAAGTCATTGGAAGACCTTTACGATCTGATGAAATTGTACACCACATTGACTTTGACAAAGGAAACAATTCAGCCGAAAATCTCTATGTTTTTCCGGATAGGGGAAGTCATCGGAAGGCTCATTCTTCGTTTGAGCGGATCGTCCCCGAACTCGTTAAGCGCAACATCATCTTTTTTAACCCTATCACAAAATCTTACGAATTATGCGAGACAAACAAGTAGAGACATATTTAGCGAAATGGGGGGGATTTGCGAGATCACTAATATCATTAAACAAGCCAACAATAGAGACGCTACTTTCGGATACCTTGGAGATTGGAGAGTTGCCGCAGCGGTTCTATTTGAGTCCGAAAGCCTGCAAGGGAATACTAAACCGAGCAGAAAAAAGAGGGAAGAAGTTGCCTCCAATGTTGAAGGAAGCGTTAGAAACCCAAGCACTCCGAGAGTAAGTAATGCTTTATGTGCAAGGGATTACAAAGGAGCAAGACCTGAAGCAGACCAAGGTGCGCCACTAATCATTGACCGAGCAGCATTCAATCAAGGAGAGAACGCACAATACGAGCCGAGGATTGAGGAAGGAGAAACGATGTCATCGTTGGTTGCGAAAGGGCCACACGCAGTTGCCCAACCGATAGCCATTCAAGATGTTAGGCCGATTGAAAAGGCTCAAAATGGTCGTGGATGGAACGATGACGGAACATCTTATACCGTTGACACAAAAGCCACTCAAGGAGTTGCCCAACCGATAGCCGTGGACACCTACAATTACACCACAAACGACCATACCACGCAAACCATCCGATCACAATCCGATACAGAGCATATTGGAGCCGTGTTGCAACCGATAGCCGTGGACTGGCGTACTGCACAAGTTGACCAAGGCATCGCTCAAACACTTAAAACCGACTTGGCTAAAATGAGTGGGCCTTGTATTGCCGTGGATGTTTACAATCAAAAAACAACTGGCGATAAGTTTGGAGTGGTAAGGGAACAGCACGGAACGAATATGAATGCCGTGTTACACTCAATGGCCATCCGAAGGCTGACCCCGAAGGAGTGCGAACGCTTGCAGGGATTCCCCGATGATTGGACGAAGATTCCATATCGCAACAAGGAAGCCGACCAATGTCCCGATGGGCCAAGATACAAGGCTTGCGGTAACTCAATGGCGGTGCCTGTTATGCGATGGATAGGCCAACGCATTCAGTATGTTGAGAACTTAATGAAGGAACTATGAAATACGTTGGAAAGTGCGACAAGCACGGCCTGATACAACACGATGTGACCCAGGCACAAATAGACATCAAGGGCGGTCCGTATTGCCCCTATTGTGGTTCTCTCGTTGATGTCATCGCAAAAAACACCGACAACAAAAAACCCAAGAACAAATGATAGGAAAGATTGAACACACAATGGCCGAAGACATTATCGGCATTGTATCGGATTACTACGGAATCCACAAGGACAAGTTGTTCAGCAAAACCCGTTTGTGGGATGTCGTTCACGCAAGGCAAGTGGCCTGCTATATGATTCGCAAGTACACCAACATCCCCAAGCTTGCGATTGGAAGGCAATACTTCAACCAAGACCATTCCACCATCATCCATTCAATTCGGGCGGTTGAGAGGGATATTATGACCGATTACCGAGGCACGAAAACCGATGTTAAAGCCATCACCCAGGCGATTGAAGACCAACAGTCCGTCAGGATAAAAAAAGACCAAAGCAAGTATGTTGTCTTGCTGAAATTCAAGGCCGAGCCAGAGATGTATTTCGGCCCTGAGATGTATTTCGGCCCTTGGGAAACCGCTCAAATAGCGAACCAAATGTTGCAAGACAGAATAAAACCGATGTTGGATATGGATGAGTGTGAGTCGGCTGTCGTTATCAAAGTGACTTCCATAGAATGAGATTCCGAAGAAAATCAACCCCGATAGAGCTATTGTTGGATTGGCTATCCACGCTGCCCCCTTTGGTCGTTAAGCAAGACATTGTCAAGCGAGTGATGAAGATGAAGGAAACTGAAACCAAGCACCTCGTGAGTGCTTATCAGGAGGGCTATGATGCGTATTCGCATCCCAAGAATTACACGGTCTCTGCCTCTGAATGGTACTCCCATAGGTATAGACGAGTTGAAGAAAGAGGGTACCGCAAACAAAAACCACACCATAAAATCGTAAAAAATGTCAAACCAATCAAATCAAAAAGTGTACGCAAAGGGGATTTACATTAACAAGAAAATCATCTCCGGGAAGGAGTTGTTTGAGATGTCTTGCAATGTGGACCAATTCATCGCCTTCCTCCAAGAGCATCGGGACGAAAAGGGCTATGTCCGTATCGCCTGTTGGCCGAAGCGTGAAGCCGACAAGTATGGCACCCACAATGCCGAGTTGAATACCTGGAAGCCCAATTCGGCTCAAGCGGCTGCTCCTGCCCCTAAAGACGATATGCCGTTCTAATGGGGGTATTTGCAAAATGGCCGACATTGCTCTCAGCGGTGTTGTGCGTTGTGAAGTTGTTGTTGCCAAGTTCGGGGCTGACCTGGATGTGGTGCTTCGCTCCGCTTTGGATAACATTCGGCTTCATCTTCGTGTTCGTGTCGCTCGTGTTTGTTATCGCTCTAATCATCTCGGACGAGAAGAAAGGCTCTAAGCCTTTCTCTCACCGGGTGAGGAATGTATTTGGCAAACGATACACAACGACAACGACCTAACAAAGAATGAAGAAATGCCCAAGCCCAAAGGTTCCCGTACAATCCGAATACGACCTCCAAAAGAGCCTATGCCTTTACATCCGACTCAATTACCCACAAGCGATATTCACTTCTGACTTATCGGGCATACGATTGCCAATGGGCCTTGCCGTGAAAACCGCTAAACTCCGCTCGTCAAGAGCGATACCAGACCTGCTCATCTTTGAGCCAAGGAAAGGGTATCACGGCTTGTTCATTGAGCTGAAGCGGCCAGGAGTGCGGTTCTTCAAGAAGAATGGCCAACCAGCAACGGAACATTTTGCCGAGCAATGGGAGATGATTCAGAGGCTTTTGCGGAAGGGCTATCTCGCTTGCACGGCCAACTCCTTTGATTCGGCCAAGGCCATCATAGACAGCTATTTCACCGAATAACCACTAATTTTGAGCCTATGAAACGAATAGTCATCAAGGAAGGAAAGAATTGGGCCGAGAACGACCCGATGCTCCCAACAATAGGCACGGTATGGCGGAGGGAATACGAGTTCACGGAGTCTTGCCTTTACAAGCAAACAGGATTGGAGGGCTATGGCATCAACAAACTTTGGGGCGTGTCTGGATTTCCCTACCACAAGCGAAATTCGGTAAGGGTATGTTGGATGCCCCACGAGCAAGGGCAATATATCAAGATGTACGCCACCTCGTATGTGAATGGCGTTCGGGAGATACGCTACCTCTGCCAGGTTCAGTTCGGGCAGAAGGTCAGGTGCTTAATATCCAACCAAGGCAACAACGCTTCGGTATGGATTAACGATGTGTCCACAACCTTCAAGGTTCGCATACCGCTCATCACCTACACGCTTCCTGCGTACTTTGGTGGCGTTCCTCCTGCTCCGCACGATATGATTATCAAACGCTTAAAATAAACGCTATGCCAGAGTTCAGAGGATGGATGATAACCAAGTCATCCGCAAAAGGAAAGAAATACACGGCCACCAAGGATGGCAAGACCGTGCAATTCGGGGCATCGGGTTATACGATTGCTCCCGGCACTCCGAAGGGGGACAACTATTGCTCTCGTTCTGCCGGTATCAAAACGGAGACGCATTCTCCGAATTGGTTCGCAAGGGCGTTGTGGTCTTGTAAGGGATCCAAGAGCGCAGACAAGAGGCCGTTCTTTGGAGAGATTGATCTGCCGTAAGATGCTCAGCGAAACCAAAGAAATCAAACTCTATAAGCTCCGCAACAATGTCGGGCAGATAGAGGGGCTTCCTAAGAATCCAAGGCTCATCCGGGATGACCGCTTCCACAAGCTCGTCCAAAGCCTCAAGGATGACCCAGAGATGCTCAAGCTTCGGGAGCTTATCGTGTTTCCTTTGGAGGAAACATTTGTGGTCATTGGGGGCAATATGAGGCTCAAAGCCTTGAAGGAGCTGAATTACGATTCGGCACCCTGCAAGGTTCTCTCCGCAGACACGCCTTTGGAGAAACTAAAGGCCATCGCCCTGAAGGACAACTCGGCCTTTGGGGATTACGATTACGATGCCTTGGCAAATGAGTGGGATGCTCAACTCCTGGCCGATTGCGGTATAGATGTCTGGCAGATGCCCGAAGAGATTGAGAAAGAGTTGGAAGAGGAAGAGGAGCGGAAGGACAACGCTAAGGCTCAGAAGATTATCCTCCGATTTAACAAAAAGGAGTTTCTCTATGTGAGGGATGAACTTTTATCTTTGGCCGAAACCTTTGAAGAAGCGGTTGTTTACCTCTTAAAAAAACACAATGGCCAAAATAACGATTGAGTTTGACACAGACAACGAGCAGGATATGGTCAATTACAAGAAGGCCATCCAAGCCCCTGCGATGTACCTCGCCTTGGCCGAACTTAAACACCACACCTTCAGCGATGAACCAGAGATGCAGGAGCGAGTTGAATCGGTCTTAGCCGATTTCAAGATTGAAATGGATGACCTTTACGATGACCCACTCTTAACCTAACCTATGATAACGAAACACAGCAAGAATGTTCACTCCGTGGACTGCGGTAGAGAGCAAGAGTTTCTCCTCATCTCCGACCTCCATTGGGACAACCCCAAGTGCGACCGGGAACTGTTGAAGAACCATTTGGAAGAAGCAAAGAGAAGGAATGTCAAAGTCATCGTCAATGGTGACTTTTTTTGTTTAATGCAAGGCAAGGGCGATCCACGCAGGAGCAAGGAGGACATTCGCCCCGAACACAACAATGGGCGGTACCTGGACTCTATTGTGGACACGGCGGTGGAGTGGTTCAAGCCGTATGCCGACATCATCCTTTTGGTGGGCTATGGTAACCACGAAACGAGCATCATTCATCACCAGGAGACCGACATCCTGCAACGCTTTGTCGCTATCCTCAATCATTCCTACGGAAGCAAGGTGGAGATAGGAGGGTATGGTGGCGTTATTGATTTCAAGATGCATCACGACCACTTGCACACCAGCAATTTCGTAACACATTATTATCATGGGAGTGCAGGCGGAGGAATTGTTACCAAGGGAGTAATTTCAGATCAGCGGATTTTGGCTATGGTGGAAGGATATGATTGCACTTGGCAGGGCCACGTTCACGAACTTTATTACCACCAAAATATAATTCACCGATATGACCGGTCAACCAAAACTCTCATTCAAAAACCTATTCATCAAGTGCGCACGGCAACGTACAAAGAAGAATGGGCAGACGGGTACATGGGCTTTCACGTTGAGCGAGGCCGAGGCCCGAAGCCTTTGGGAGGCTATTGGATGAAGCTTGAAGTGGATAGAGATAAGAGCAAGAATCGGCGTGGGCCGGAACTCCAGGTCTTCGCCACATTCACTCCCTGCGATAGGTTCTATTAATTAATGCTTTTGTATGAATAAAGAATACAAATTTCAATTGCATTGCAAGGAAGGTATTTACTATGCAGACTCCTTGCTTGACCTTATCATACAAGTAATTCGTCATCGCTTTTGGCATCTAATGAATGATGGCAAATGGATGGATTAAAGCCATAAGGTTTATCCATTATTAATGGAAAAAGCCCGCTTTCGGCACCCTAAAGCCTACTCACGGGCATTCCAATGAAAACCACAACCCTAAAAGTGGTGTGACAAATATAGGGATTATTTCTTAAACAAAGTAGAGCCAAGCAATGCGCTACCGATTATTGCACTTACTCTGTAAATGCGCCCGTTTTTTCTTTCTTGCGCCCACTTTTCCTTATAGGCCAAAGCCAAACTGTCCTTCGTGGCAATGGCCTTGACGCAAACCGAGTCCTTGGCCTTGTATGCGATCAGCAGGGAGTCATAAGTTCTAAGGAGAGAGTCCCCAATCCCCACTTGCATCGCAAGCAATTTGCCGACCTCCTGGCAGGAGTCAAGCATCAAAGGGACATACGCCTCCACCCATATCGTTTCAGGCTCTTCATAAGCCTCTATGAGCCTCTCACGCCATTTGATTTGGGTCTTTACAATCTCTTGCCTTATCGTGTCTCTACGGGTCTGTAAAGGGGCCACACGATGCTCCAAGGAGTCAATGACGCATTGTTGCTTGTCAATGATTTGCCGGGGAGAATCCTTCATCGTGTAAATGAGGAATCCAAGCCCTATGGCGATGGGCAGGACAACGAACAGGATGCCACGGTAGGGGATGTGGCCCTTGTCGTTAACAGCCATCGTCTTCGGGGAACACCCGAATTATCTGCCCATCATCGTCAGTCTCCTCGGTGGTCTCGTAAGGTTCCAGGTGATCGCCAAGCGACTCCGCTCCCGTGTCCTCGTAGAGTTCAACATAATCGGTCAAAGCCTTAACCATTGTCTCCTTAATGGTCTGCCCGGTTTCTTCGGCCAAGTCCTCAATTTTGCTCAAGAGTTCAAGGTCAATCTCAAAACGGATTTTTACGGTATTGTTCTCCATCTTATTCAGCATTCAAAATCACTTGCGTGCAGCAGAATAGGCAATAGCGGCAATCTGACTCCTGCTTCGCTTCTTGCTTTTAGGCTTGGATTTGTTGGCTTCTGTAAGCTCTTTGATGTTTTTGGAGACGGCTTTTTGGGTGGCTTTTTTCCCATAACCCTTGGCTTTAGTGAGTGGCATAATGAATCGTTTTGTGGTTCAAATATAATTAAGCGGTTTGGCCTTTGGTGAGCAGGTCGTAGAACTCGTTGAACTTAGCGATGCGGTCATCCAGGCCGATGATGCCTCCGTTTATCTTGTTGGTGATTCGGGTAATCGTTGCGACATCGGAGCCTTTGTCGGCAAGGGCGTTGAGTTTACGGCTATGCCAGAAGTAGCCCGCCGATAGCATCGCATACCTCCCGGCCACGAGTTCGGGGTTCTCCAAAAGGTCTTCGGGGACGAGTTTGTCAAGTTCAGCGTAATTGGCCTTGAAGGTGGTCATAATGTACCCACGGCCTCGGTATTTCCATCCATCCCCAAGTTCGGTATTGCCAAAGCGGTTCGCATAGACCTTGTTGGCTATGGCGATGTAATCCCTTGCGTATAACTTGGCCGTGTCCTTGTTGAAATGCCTTGGGAAGACCTTTAAGAGCCGTGAGGCGGAGTAATTGAAGTTCTCCTTGGTCGTGGTGAAGTTGGCCGATTCGTGGGCCGTTTGAGCAAAGAAGTGAGCAATCCGAAGGTCGGTATTAATAGAAAACCGCTCCTGTATTTCAAGGAAGCGGTCTATAACGAGCTTGGGGACTCTTGGGGAAAGGCGTTGCTCAAGACTCATCGCCTTTGGATTCAACTTTCTTATGGAAGTAATTGGAGAGCGTTTCCACGACCCTCAAACCGCTGAAGCCAACAAGGAAGGCCATAGCGAATTGAGCGGATTCAAGTTCAATACCAAGGAAGGTGATAGCGAGAGGGGTAAGGTAATTGGCAGACAAGGTTCCTGCGAGGATGGAGAAGAGTTGGGTGCGTAAAGATGCTCCCTTTTGCTTTCCTACGAGGACGAGGCTTCCGAGAAAGCCCCCTACGGACATCCCGACATTAATGCCGAGTTCCGTCAATGCCTGCTTGATATCCATTACAAGTAAGTGTTGAGGGTGGACAGGAATGCTGCTGCCGTGGTTCCAAGGGCCACAAGGTCTCCATTGGTCACGAATATGGACTCGTCCAAAGTCCCCGAAAGGTAAATCCGCACCTTTGTAATGCCATCGGTTGCATCAAGCTCCGTGGAGATAATGTCCCGATAATTAAGGAAGTATTGCCTTCCGTCAGCGTATGTGAGTTGTAATTGCGTTGAGCCGAAGGTTCTTGCGGTTAAGGTAGGTAGTGCCATAGTGCGTCAAATTTATTAAAGAATGGGCGAATTTTTATGGGGTGGTGAGGGTTTGGAGTTGAGCGTTCGTAAGGCGGTTGGGGTAGATGGCAGCGGCACGGATGCGGTCGTTGAATTGTAGAATTGAGTTCCAAGTGCTTCCTATGTTAATTTGATTAAGAGTAGGAACTGTTCCAATAAAATCTTCACCTGCTTTAACGCCATTCACATAAAAAACAAAATCGTTTGATGCGTATGCAGCAGCAACCTTAAATCTTCCCGCGCTTAATGTTGCGCTATCAATCGTTGCTTGTGTAGAACTTGCGTTTTGAACCAAAAATTGAATAAGAGAGCCTTGAACACTTATTACCATTCTATTTGCTGCACTACCATTAGATAACTCAACAAGCCTCTTACCTGTAACAAATGCAGAAATATCCACCTCTGCATAAATCGTTCCCTCGGTCTGCCCTATTAACGAGGCGATGCTCGTCTTATTTATCACATCCGCAGCACGAGTAATGGCCACGGTGGTGGTGGGGATGTAGGAAGTGGCAACGGTGCCTGTTTCAAGTTGATGGCATGAAATGATTATAGGTTCGCCACCTGTGGTATAAATGATAAAGCGAGAACTTGTATCTGTGTTTGGACTTGTGAGTTGAATCCTTTGAAACCCAGAACCGCTAACCACGGTTGAACCACTTATGACTCCTCCAGCGGTTTGCCTATACCTAAAAGTAACAGGACTTCCTGTTGGGCTTTTTATATAAATTGAGCAGGTATAAATATTAGAAGCTAAACCTGATTGAATGATTCTAACGTTATTCGCACTCGCTGAGTCGGATGCGCTATCCGCACCGCTCATTAGCCAAGCCGAATTAGGATTGCCAAATGGGTCAACTTGATTTTGAACAACGGTAGCAACAGGAGCCGTTTCAACCGAAAATGTATTGCTGTTTGGATTTGAGTTTGTAGCAGCAGGCTCCACCAACAAAGCAGGACACCCATTCACCGCTCCACCAACTGGATAATCCAACCTCGGCACATTGTCATTTACGAGTTCAAGTAAGCCATCGGCATTGATTCTCGTGGAACGATTGGCCGTGGGCGTGGTGGCACGAGTAACCACAAAATCGCCTGCCCCTGTTTCGGGGATTTGGCTGTAAAGAGTGCCAGCCTTTATGACATACGGGATGTTTAGGAGAGAAGGAGTGGACATATCTTAGGTTGTGAGGGCCTGGAGTTGAGTGTCGGTAAGCCTTGTTGAGTAGATGGCAGAGGAGCGGATGCAGTCGTTGAAGAATCCACCTTGAGTAGATCCCGATACAGCGGATGGGCCGTTACCGACATGAACGAAATTAACGCTACTTGCCCAAGTTGGAATGCCACTTGGGTTTGTTCCTATTATTGCTCCGTTAATAGCGAGAACACTTCCGCTTGAGCCATAAGCCATAGCGATTTTTGTTATACCCGTAATGGTTGAACTTGCCGTTATATCTTGAAGCGTTCCGGTATTTGAGCGTATTCTTGCAAAAATCCGATTTGAAGCATTTATTTGAATGTTAGCGAAATCGGTTGTATTTGAATTAAGAGAAACCCCAAAAATACTCCTCGCCACACTTAACGCTCGCAAATCTACCTCTGCATAAATCGTCCCCTCGGTTTGTCCAATCAATGAACTCACGCCCGTCTTGTTTACGGCCTCTGCGCCACGGGTTATGGCGGCGGTTGTTGTGGGGATGTAAGAGGTTGCGACCGCCCCTAACTCATATTGGCTGCCAAAGATGTATATGCCCGAAGTCCCATCGCCTCCAAAGTCTGCGCTGCTTTGAGTTGATTGAACATTAACACGGATAATCTCGTTTGCGACTGAAACCGCTTTTGAAGCAATGCAACGATACCATCCATTTCCATAAGATTGGATTGAAGAAACGATGCCTGTATCTGTTGCACTAACCACTCCTGTGGTAAGGTTAAAAATAGCACCCGTTCCACCTATCCGAAGCCTTGCAAACCCATATCCTGCGGCTTTAAGAAAAATGGAAAATGTATAACTTCCAGCCGCAGAAACAGTTGTTTGGTCAACTCTGTGTTGGGTAACCGAGGTATTTGCAACAATCAAGTCGGCAACATTTGTGCCGTATGGGTCAAGAGTTGCGGTTGTATTCAAGACGCTTCCGCTTCCAAATGCAAGCAAAGCAACAGAACTCCAAGTGGTCCCGAAATTCTCGCTCTGTAATGCCAAGTTCTGCGCACTCGGTTCAACAAGCAACGCAGGACATCCATTTGCAATTCCCCCCAAAGGATAATCAAGACGAGGGACATTGTTGGCAACGAGTTCAATGAAGCCCGAAGCATTAACCCTCGTTGAAAGATTGGCTGTTGGAGTGGTCGCACGAGTTACGGTCAAATCACCAAGACCGCTCTCAGGGATTTGGCTATACAAAGTCCCGGCCTTAAAGCGGTAAGGGACATTCAGAAAAGATGGATTGGACATCGTTAATTCGGATTTAAGGCTGAAAACCTCGTGAGCAAACAATTATAGGCCGATGCCTCCTTCACGGTGGCACTATCGTTGTCGCACCGCTGATTGAAGTACCAGAAGTCTGCATAATCCTCCGTGGCCGTAGGGACCAAGGGAGGATTCAATTCGTATCGGAAATACCGACCGCAAGTGCTTGCGAGTTCGGGGGTCAACGCAGAATTGGCCTTGGCACGAGCGAGAAAATTCGCCCATATCTCAAACCAAAAGAGCTGATTCACCATCACGCCTTGCAACGAGGCCAAGAATGCACTAATGCTACTCCCCAGGGCCACAAGATCGCTACTGCTCACAAAGAGCGTTTCACTCGTCTCTCCGTGCGTATAGATGTAAACCTTTGGGTCTGTGGTTCGGGGGTCAAGCTCAAAAGCGACCAAATGGGCATAGGAGACATAATAGGTCTGCGAATTGGCATAGGTCAAAGTCAATAACTTCTCCCCGAACGAAAACGATGTGAGCCGTGCTAATGCCATATCAAGCTATTTTTTCAACAATCACAATAATCTTCTGCAAAGTTACGGCACTTGTAGCGGTTGCGTTTTTAACGAAAATATCCAAAAACCCCGAAGAGGCAACGCTTACCAAACATTGCGTGCCAACGCCGCCATCCTTTCCTCCAGACCCCAATATGAGGGATTGCTCTGTCTTTGCTAAAACAGAATTGTTCAATGCAATCGCTATATGAATGTCATCATTGTTTTGCCCCGATATAGAGGCGAACACCTGAACACGAAAGATTGCCGTTGCCCCCGTGTATGTAACCCTTCCCTGCGAGTTAACCGCAAGTCCATTCGCAGAAGTAACCCCTGCGGAAGCGGAGCTTATCGTGAACTTTTGAAAGACATTCTGTTGCGATATGTTGGTAGCCTCCGAAGACGATTGAAACCATTCAATAAAGCAAGGGGCAAAAGCAGAGGAATAACGAGCATCCAACTGAGAGATGCTTATACTCTTTGCTTCCGGCAAAGAGGTATCGTCAACCGCTAACTTGAGCGTGCTGGTAATGGATGCTTGGGCATCTAAGTCCCTGATTCTTTTGCGTGCCATATCAATAGGTTAAAACATTATCGCCATCGTAAGAAAAATCATCCTGGGCATCAACGGCCAGAGTGTTGTAATCGCAAGGCTCCTCGGTGTTTAGGCAAGAAGCATCGCCAATCACCTCCACCTCCAAATCCAAGGCAATCATATACAAAGCCGTGTCCCACACGACCTTCGCCCCCTCAAACTCGGTGTCAAGGTTCTCCTTGATGGAGTAATTGGCCGTGATGGAAGTGACATCAATACTCACCGCACCGACAGTCGTGGCCAAAGCCTCGTACATACCGCTAATCTTGCCCTGAACGAGCGATGCGACCTCGTAAGGACGCTTGCCCTTACGCTTGCCGATAATCACCAAGGTCAACGGATAAACGATGCGGAGCAGGTCCTGACACCCAATAAAGTTGTTCTCGTCCGTAACCTCTGCACGCTCCCTTCCATTGTAACGGATGTAGGCAATGCCCTCGCTCCAATCGTAATCGTCCACAACGTGCTTGTAATCGCCGTTGTTGCAGTAAATGGCCGGGATGATCTTGCCGTCCCTATCGGGTAACAACTCGGCAAAGCCCGTGTGCCTCACCAACTTGTAAGCATTCAAGCGAGTGAATATCTCGTCAATAACCTGGGTCGCTATCATTTGAATACTTTGCTAAAGAATAACTTGGTCAGTAGGTCAACGAAATAAGCCTTTTCCTTGCTCGCTAACCCAAAGATAGTGCCTCTACGGGCTTCATTGTCAACAACTTTCTTGGTGTTCAACTCGCTCACAACCATAAACTCAACCTTGGGCTTGGAGCCGATCAAGTTCTTCTTGGGAGTGCTGAACTCGGATCTCAAATCGCCCGTGAACTTCATGTCAATAAAGGCCACTTGAAGCCCCGCCCTCCTTCGGACCCCCTTGTACTTGTCGCTCTTATAGTTCCCAATCTTGGCTAAATCGGGCTTCAGACCCTTCTCAAAAATCCTCGGCAAAACCTCTTGCTCTTGCGTTTGCGGAGCCGCCTCGTTAAGCGATGAAGCCAAGTGCCTTGCCAAGGAAGACTTCTGCGTTTCAAGTTTTTGTATGTAATCCTTAATGTCCACCTCTTTACGGTATGCGAGAAGCCTGCCTTACCCTCTGCCTGCACGCAAAACAACCGCCCTCTGGCAAGTTCGCTTGCTCAAAGTATCGCTGCATATATTGGTCGTATTGGGCTTGGTAATAGTTGGACAACTCTTGGTTCATGTCCCTGTTAAACACAATCACGCCATTCAAACGCTTGGAGAACTCCATCTCCTTCAAAAGCAACATCCCCGTCTTGTAAAGCAAAGGATAGCCGAGTTGCGTGACATGAGCGCACAAAAGCGACTCAAAGCTGCAAGTGACCTGGTATTGAACACTCAAGCCACCCGTGAAACTTCCTCCTGCAATGTTGCTCTCAATACGCTGCCCTGCCGTTGAAATCTCTATCGCCCTCTCAAGCATATTGTCGTTCCATCCGTAAGCACCTCCGCTCCGACCGCAACTGCTGCATCCATAAGTCGGGTAAAGACTCGTCTGAAACGAGGCCACCGAGGTCGCATCGTAAAGGACGGCCAAGTTCAACATTTGGCCATTGGACTGATAGGTTTTGTTCACCACGAGGCGAGACACCGAGTTGGCCACGGCCGTGACGTTGAAGGTGTCTAAGGTGACTCCTGTACGCAAATCAACGACCTGGACAGGTATAGTGCCACTCACGGGGAGAAGAAGGCTTACAGAGCTTATGGTGACTCCGATGTAATCAACCTGGCGATAACGCATCCCAATGCCTCGCCATACGGCAGAAGCAGACAAAGGCAAGACCGATTCGGCATAAAAGCCTAAATCGCCCGTCCAGGACGATGTGGTGTAATTCCAGCGACTCTGCAAATAGGCCAAGGACTCCGCTTTCAGCATATTGGCCGCTTGGTCAATCTTGCGCTGAATCAAGGTATAGGCGGTCTTGTCCTCCTCATTCACGCCCGAATCAAGGTCTGCAAGGCTAATGCCTGTCAAGTCATTGATATACAAACCGCTAATCGGAGGCGTGCTTGCATCACACAAACCACGAATCCCGATGACATTATCCCAGCAATTACTCATTTTGGCAAGATTAAGATACTCATTGGACAAAGTTAAAACAAAAAAGGGGATGCTTTCGCACCCCCTTCCTTGAGCATAATCCCGAAGGATTAGTTGGACACCTTACCGTTGAAGATGTAATTCACACCAGCCAAATCGTCATCGTTGAAGAAGAGGTCAGCAGGCAGATCCACATACTTGTAGGAAAGACCCAGGAAGAACTTCCAGGTGTTGCAATCCAACTGAGCGTAGTAATCAAATTCCAAGCCGGTTTCGGGGTCGGAAATCGTACCCTTCTTGATGGATTGGTCATCAATTACACGGATGCCATTGGCACCACGGAAGGCATTGTAGCGAATCAGCTGAACACCGCCTGGGGCGAGGAAAGCGAACTCACCGGCACCGAAAGTGCTGTCGGCCTTTGGCTCAAAGAAGAAGTAGGACTGAGCGTCCGAGTTCATCATAGCCTGAAGGTCAACATTCACCGTGGCACAGCAATGCGACTTCAATGCGGTCATGTACTTGTGAGAAAGCTCACCACCGATGATGATGGGGCGATCCCAACCTTCAGCAAGCTGATACTGATAGGTCACATCGGAGAGATAATCATCCAAGAACCAACCATTGGTGGTGTTTTTGGTCTTGGTGGTCATCAAGCTACGAGTTCCGTCAACAGTAGAGCCTGCACCATAGGCGAACTTACCGAAATTGGTGGAGATGTAATTCACGGCCTCTTCGTTCATAAAACGCTTGAGAGCCTGCAAATTCATCGCCAACTGCCGAGCGATATAGTTCTCGTCATTCTCACAACGAGGAGCCAAATCGTCCAACCCAACAGACCAACGGCGAGAAGCCCCGACCGCAGGATTGATGTTGTAAACGGTTGAAGTCTCACCATAGGTGGGGCCAGCGGCACAATTCAACTCAGCGGAGGTTGTGGTACCTACATCGTTCATACGAGGCTGATAGACAACTTCCACCTGGCGGTAATGGCCGTTCTTGGTGTCAATCTGGTTCTGAATGATACCAGATTCGTTCATCGGAGAGGTGATCGCCCGAAGAGTGTTGATGTGTCCGGGGAACATCGTTGGGTCGGCATTGAAATAGCCATCATCCAAACGACCTTGAATATCGGGACACGATACAAAGGATGAAAAAGCGTAAGACATTTTGTTAGAAGTAAAACAAAGTTTGATTGAGGCTATTGATTGCCAAGCCAGGCACTATGGGATTTATTGTCTCCCAAGACACATCATCGTGCGTTCAATTCTTGTCTATGTTTTACGGCTCTTGGGTGCAAGTGCCGCTCAATAGCGGTCTCTTGTCTTTGGGATGAAGTGGTGCGAACAGATGCGGCCGACTCTCTTCCTCCTGCCTCGCCTGCCTTTTTGAGCATTTGAGCTTTCTCCGCTTCGCTCTTCACCAACTCCTCTGGTGTCAGATAGCCGGTCCCCTTCTCGTTTTTGATTTGGTTGCCCTGCTTGTCCGTCACCATCAACTTCCCATCCGACAATGCAAAGATATACTTTTCATTCAATTCTATGTCAAAGCCTTTTTTCGCATAGGTATTGACAGAATCGCTCCAGGCGAGGCTTGACTTAATCTTCATAACCTCTTGATTCACAATGTAATTGTCAATCGCTTTCTGCGATTCCAACTCCTTCTGCTCCAACTTCTGCGTCAACTCCCCTGCCAAGGTTTCGTACTCAGACTTCTGCCTTTTCAGTTCGGCAAGCTGCGCCTTGTAGGCTTCATCGTCCTTGCCCGTGTTTTGAGCCTGAGCTTTCAGCTCATCCACTTGAGCTTGAATGCGCTGCTGGGCAACCTCAAACAAATCCGACAACTTCTTGCCCTTGACATCCTCCTCGGTGAGGTTGAAGGAACGCTTAAACTTGGTCTCAAGGCTTCCGAGCGTCTTGCCCGTTACCTTGTTGCGGATGTCCTCGTCATCAACGGCCACCTCACGAGCGACATATTTCTTGGCAAGCTCTTCCTTGAATTGGTCAAGGCTTTCAAACTCTTTCTCTTGGTCAAAGAGCCACTTAGACATTTCTTTGGAGTCAATAGACATAATTGATGGGTTTATTGGATTTCAGATGGTTCAAGGTCAATGTTTGGAGACTGCTCAACGATGCTATCGGCTGATTGAGACACGATGACCTCTTCAGTTCGCCTTCTTGCAATCGGCCTGCGCTTTGGAGCCTCTTCAATAACGATGCTCTGAGGCTTGCTTGGGTTTAAGTACTCCTCATCGTCAATGCGGATGTTGTACTTCTGCAAGAACTTACTGTTTCGGGCGGTCGCATCGCTAATGAAAACGACCTCACCGTCAGGCTTGATGGCACGGATGTGCCTGCCTCTTTTTACTTCAATCATAAATGAATGGGTTTAAGGGTGAAAGGTTTGTACCGCAAATATAAACAATAATGGGCAAACTAAACTTGAGGGACAAGCCAATGCCTGCAACGATATCCTCCCAAGTAGATAAAAATGGTGGATTCATCGGTGCCGACAATCTTGCCCTTCCAATCGCCTAATTTGCCCCAGGAGCGCACTTCTTCCTTCGTGAATACCTTACCATCCCTCGCCACACAAAATGGCCGAGAATCGTTTATTAAGCCTCCTGCGTACAAGTATTTCTTAATGCCCAAAGCCTCGCCCATCGCAAAGGTGAAGGAGCGGTCAATCACCGCAAACATCGTGTCAGCCGTAAGCGTGGCCGTGTCAAAGAGCAACCCCTTTTTTCCAGCACCCCCTTTCACGATTTGGGCAATGCCCTCCTCCAAAGCGGTTCGGTCAGAGCCAGAGGCAATAGACGCAAGGATGAAGTTTCTCAAGGCCGTTGAAAATCCCGACTTAAAATTGGTCAAGTCCTCAAGCATAGAGGTCGCTTGGGCCTCGTAATCAATGCCGGAAACCGCATCGGGGTTAAGGTCCATCTTGCGATACATCTCTCTGGTAAGTTCGGCCTGGGCATCCACCTTGTCCATCAAGAAGACCAAGGCATCAAAATACTTGCTCCCGGCAACGGCCCCATCAACTCCATCCATAAAGGCATTGACACGAGCATAATTGGCCGTGTCAAAAGATATATTGCCGTTCTTGTCGTAACTGAATAAAGCGAGCAGGGCAATGATAAGGGGCAGAACCTCGTTCTGCGATTCCTCCACCTGCTTGCCAAACTCCTCGCCAATCGTGTCCAAGTTCTTCTGCTTCTTGGACTGAATTTGTTCTAAAGTCATATTACGATTCTTCCTCCTCCTCCTCTTCCTCTTCGTCTTCTTCCTCTTCTTCTTCCTCTACCGGTGCGGCAGGAACAGCCGTCCGTGCGTTCATAACGCTTTGGGGAGTCATCCTGGACGAACCCTCATCCTCTGGCACCAACTTCTTAGCCATATCTATCAATACCGCCTTCTGCTCGGCCAAGGTCAGCGTCAAGAACTCCTCGTTCTCCGACAAAGCCTCCTTAATCAAGGACTCCAACTCAAAGTGCATTATCGCCTTCCACTTGGGGGCAATGCCCGAAGCAACCAACGCCAAGACATCCCTCGTTTCAAGATTGAAGAAGGGGTCAACCTGGACGCTCAACTTCATTATCGCACTCTTCTCCTCTTGGATGGGGAAGCGAGTGTCAAGGTATTGCTGGGCCAACATCGCCTTGGAAAAGGTCGGGGCCAACTTAATCTCTGCGGTCAACTCCGCATCGGTGCGCATCTCAAAGTTCTGCGGATAACGAACCGCAGGCATAGACCAAGCATCGCCATAACGCATCCTCCCAATCGTGTCCATAGCGAACTCATAATCGGCAAAGATGGTGTTGGCAAAGCGGAGCAGAAAGGAATACAACTCCTCACGGTCAATGGCCTTACCTGTGGCGGTCTCACGGCCCGAAATCTTCTCGTTGTTCATTACATCAATGGACAACAACTCAAAGGCCATTTGAATATTGGTAATGACTTGCTTGTTTAAGAAGTCAAGGATTTGCGGATCCAACTCAATGAACCCGGCAGGAGGGATGTTCACCTTGGTCTCAACCTCGGTGGTGAAGCGGTTTGGGGTCTGCACCTGGTACACCGACATCGGCCCGAACATCCGCTTCGTGCCAGAGCCAGCGCAATTAGAGCAAGCGATGGCAACCTTCTCCTCAAAGCCTAAAGCCTCCTCAATGTACCCCGATCCATTACACTTATCGCACTCATCCACATATTCCCACTTCTGCAAGAAAGCGTGGCTGAACTTGGACATCTGCAAGGTGCTGAAATCGCACACGGCTTGGTCCAAAGCCGGGATGGCAGGGGTGTAGAAGGATTGAAAATAGTAATCGCCATGCTCCTGCACCGAAATACCTCCGAGCCTCGTGCAAGGCAAATAGCCAAGGTTGTGGCGATAGTAAAGGCCAATCTCAAACTCATAATCGCCCTTCTTGCCGATTTGTTTGGCTATCTGAATCTCGTTCCTGTCAAAGATGTAGAAAACCAAACCATCATCCGTCTTGGTACGGCCATGCTCAACCTCGGAACCGTAATCGGCCTTTAGGATGGCGTACTCGCCATCCTTCCATCCCCACACTCGCTTGGAGTGAAAGCAATGGGCCACGGGAGTGGTTTCAACGGTGTCGTTGAAGGTGCCGTCCTCAAAGTATTGGAGGTCGGTAGGCATAACGGCCAAGACCGCATTGGGGTCGGTCAAGGTCATAAAGGTCACGATCTGCTGGAAATAGTTCTCCAACGAACCAAAGCGAGGATAATCCTCGTTGAAATACCGCTCTTGGGAAGCGTCCTCAAAGCGAACCTCGTAATTCTGCCGGTTCCACACTCGCCCAGCGATGTTTACGGCCTTATGGAAATAAGGGACCGTTATGGGCTTGTAGATGTTCTTCCGATAATTGAACTCGTGAGGGAGTTCGTTGGGGGCTTTCTCCCGGAACAGCTTTTCGGGGAAGGCATCGTAATCGGAGTGGATCCGAAGCCTCATCTCCATCTCCACGCAAGACTGATAGGTCGGGTAGAAATCGGGGATATAGAACTTGTCAGACTTTTTCTTAACCTCGTACTTTTTGTACTCCGTTATGATTTTGTCTAACAGTGGGAGAATTTCCTCTGTTGTCATGGCTATCGCTTTTTACCGCCTCTGCATTTGCACATTTGGAATGGTTTTATGCTCAAAATTAAGGCATAATTCGCTATTACAAGTATGCCTTAAACTCATCAAAGAACGATTCGTAAGGGTATTGTTGCTTGTTCTCAAGCTGATTCCTCATAGGCACATTGAACATTGCCTGGATTCCGTTTCGCTCTGGCCGGTATTTCTTCGGCAGATTGGGGATGTCGTGTTCGCAAAACCCAGCGAAGGCACGGTTGAACAGACTGTACTTGGCCACCCCTGGCTTTACCCCATTGTCCCTCACATCGCTTGAGACATTATGGATATGGGGGCATTCAAACGATGGAGGCATAAACCCATAGGTTTCAATGTGCCGGTACATCATATCGCCATCCTCCTCCCCGAATCCCAAAAGCCTTTCGTCAAACCAATTCAACTCCTGCATCATCTTCCTGGAGGTCACGAAGTGCGACCAAGAACCATTCAGCACGAACATATTGGCTTGGGTGGTCGTTATTTGACTCACCCTGTCCATAAGGGCCTTTTTGTTGCTCACCCTTAAATCGTCATTCAGAATCAAAATATGAGAGGTCGGAGAGTGGACAACCAAATCGTTCCACATCTTGGCCAAGCCTCGCATCTCCTGGTAGAAGATGGGGCTTACATTGTCGTGATCGGCAAGAAACCGAAGCATATCCCTTCGGTATTCGTTGTCAAGGCCCGTCTTGCTTGAAGCGTTGACCGCAACAATCACATCCATTCCACTCAAATCCTCAATCAAGGGGATTAGGTGGGAACGGAAACGCTCCTTGAAGGTCGTTATGCCGATATACATTACTTCGCCTTAACGCCCCAGAAATACATATCCCAACCTTGGATGGATATTTCTTTCTCCTCAAACTCACATCCCTTTAAGGCCAATTCCATATCCTTGTCCGATATGTTGCGATAGTAATCGGTTGTGAATGGAGAGTTCCATCCCTCCGACTTGGCGGTGCCGTGTTCTGGTCTGCCAGGAGCAGCACAAGTAATAACGATTAAGCCACCAGGCTTGCAAGCCTTATACATCGCCTTAATGCTCTTCTTCCAGAACTTATCGTGTTCAAGCATCTCCCCCGAAATCACCACATCAAAACGCTCGTCCGTTTCTTCAATCCATTCGTGGATATAGGCAACAATGTCAACATTCTTACCCTCACCAATGTCCATCCCCAAATACTCGCATTCCTCAAAGAATTGCAAGTTGCTACCGTTTATGTCTTGGCTTCCAACATCCAAAACTTTCTTCCCCTTGAACATTTCTGGAAATCCAGCCTTAACGACATTAATGAAATTTACTTGTTCTCCGTGCATAACTTATTGGTTTAGAATGGTTTGTTTAATCTTTGAGTAAATCGTGTATTCGTTGGCATATTTACGAACCCAAGCATTCATTTGGAGCAGAATGAAATCGTAATCAACCGAAGACACGATGCGTTCAATCTCGGCCTTTGCGAAGGATGCGTTGCCATAAGATTCAAGGCGAATGGCAAAAGGGATATGCTCGTGGATGTTCCTTGCTCCCACATAAATAGGGATTGTTCTACATAGAACAGCGTCAATAATCTTGTCGGAGATGTAATCGTCCCAAATGCCGTTCTCCATACATACCGAGAACTTGTAGGGAATCAACCCATCGGCCTTGTTGCCGAGTTCGCCCTTGCATCCCCTGACATTCAGGCCACGGCCATAAACATCAACCCATCCACAAGAGGCAAGTTCCTTGGCTATCTTATATCTAAAGAGGTAAAATCCGTGGGCGATGTTGCTCGTCACCATACTTGCAACCCTTCGCTTCTCAAAGCCGTCAAGATAATCCGACAAAGGCCCATCCATATGGTAAAACATACCGCAAGGGAAGCCAACCAAGTTGCCCTCAATTCCATAGGCTTGTGGCTCCGTACAAGTGTAAACAACGGAGCAATAGGACCCAATGCCCCGGTCAAAGAAATCGTGGTCTGGTGGCTCTTGGATGAAGCCTATGACTCGTTCCTTGGGGACACGAGGCTCGGCTCCTCTTTTGTCGTTGAATACCACGAGCCAATCGTAAGAATCGTCATCAACGAAGGTGATACCATCGGCCTCGCTCCACAAGGACTGCTCCATAATCCTGCGGTTCAAAGACGCAGAATCGGTCCAATTACATATCGCTCTTACTTTAATGTTCATGGGATGCAGCTCACAAATGCTCTTTTAGACCTATCGTAATTGCTCTGATTGGTTGCCAAAATGTTCTTGTTCGCATAGAACCTGACCCTATCCTCGTCATCGTGCTTAATGGTTTGCAGGCCGTTGTGAAAACTTCTTTGCTCAAACCCAAGACGCTCAACCCTCCAATAAAAGTCAACATCGTCAATGCCCCATCCATCCACTATCTCGTTGTAACCCTTGGCCCGGTAAAACAACTCTTTCCAAACCATACAACATCCCGTACCATCGCCATAATTCCATCCCGTAACGAATGTCCCACCATCCATAACCTTGATTTTGTGGTAGTTAAGGAATGCAGAGTTGGTCATCAAGGCATCGGCATCCATAAAAACAAAGGTGTCGGCCTTCTCGGAAGCGGCCAAGGCACCGATGTTTCTTGCGCGGCTAAGGTTAAAGCCTTCGGCCTCGTGCCTTACCGCACGAACTCGTGGGTCGTTCAACTCCTCCACATAATCGGCGCTCTTATCGGGGTCTCCATAATCCACCACGATAATCTCGTAATTGCCCCCCTCTTGGGCAAGCCAAGTAGGTAATGCCTCTTCCAAATGATGCATACGGCCTTTGCAGGTCGTAATGACCGAGATGAATCCGCTTAATTCCATCGTATCAATAGTCTTTGTTGTCCTGCGTGTTTTTGTTTTACCAAATTATGCCACTTGTATTCGTGGGTGAGGCCCATATTCCTATGGTATTGGCCAAGAAGGGCGCAAGAATGCTCCCAGGCTGAATTGTGAGTGAATCCTGCGCCACCAAACAAGCCTAAAACATAATAATTGTCCATCATCCAAGGTATAGTCTTGACTGACAATGCATTTCGGTATTGGAAATAAACAGGGTTGCATCCAGGGAATGGGTCAATCTTGTATTGGGCGCAAGCAATATTAAAGGCGAGTTCGTCAGGATAAGTATTTCCCCAAGCCATTTTAAGCCTTGAAATAGGGATGCCGTTGTCAATGTTGTCCCTTACCTGAGCAAAGAACTCCGTGAGCTTCTCTCCCTTGCGAAGGAACATAAAGGAACTGTTTATGGCCGTTACCTCGGCATCATCGTCAAGTTCATGGTATTCCCAAATGGTATCAAGCGTGGCCCATTGCATAGGAGGAAAATCTGCCCCATCCCTTTTTAGGTTTGCCTTTGGTGTGCCTCCCTTCGGGTCTTCCCAAGATGCTACCTGGGAATAAAAAAAGCCCTCCTTTGGAAGGCTATGCAGATGATCAACGAGAGGCTTCAAAGACTTTAGGCAAACTCCATCAATGTCAAAATATAAGTTGTTGTCAAAAGCCAGGTACTTGTCCATTCGGGTCTTGGCTCTGCCAGGACTGAACGCCCCGTTATGATACAAATCATCTTGGTCAATAATGGTCTTAATATCAAATACCCAATACTTATGGCTTATGAGGACATCGGTTTTGTCGCAAATAAGTTGAATCGGAAGGTCTTTGTCAAAATGTTTGACCGACAACGCAAAATTGTAGGCCATTTCGTGATAGGCTGACTTTCCAAAAGCCATAAGCACTATCCCTGTTGTTTTTGCACTCATCTGTGCAAAGATAAAAAAAATCCCCGACCAAAGGCCGAGGATTCAAAAAAACCAAACCGAAACTTAAACCCCGAAGATAGCGTCTGCGTTTGAAGGCGCAACGTATTTCTGTGGGAGTTGGTCTGGGCCGAGCGAAGCACGGGCTGTGCAGTTGAACATCTGAAGCTCCTTGTTGGAAGCAGGGACATTAACCGGCAGGCACACATAGTTCACGGGTTGAGTGATCACCATCACCTCGTTAGAGCCACACAGGTACAGAATCAAGCCCGTTACACGCTTGTTGAGGGCGTTGTAAAAGTCAATGCTTCCATCGGTTGTGTTGGCATCCATCCAGGTAGCGGTAAAGTCAAACCCAGCCAAGAGCGAGGTTGGGCCACATCCAACAGGATTGTCAACATCTACGGGAGATGCATCGGGTACCGTTCCACGAACATTCTTGATAATTTTGAGGTCTCCAGCGTTGATAGCGGTGGTGTATTTCGCACCATTGCTCCAATCGGCAGCGGTTGCAAAAGTAGCCCCGGTGCCAAATGCGTCCTCCTCAAGAATACCAATCGCAGAGATACCGCCCCTGTTGTAAGCACCACAAAGCACAAGCTCGTGATTCGGCAAAGCAGTACAGCCGTATTCTAAATAAGCCATTTTGTTAAAAATTAAAGGATTTCAATCTCGTCATTTATTGGCAGACAGGCCACAACGCACGATGTAATTGCAAATATAACGAATCGCCACGCAATTATCCTATCTCAGGACAAGGCTCACAAGTCGTTTCGCAGTTTTCGGGGTTCACGGGCAAACCATCGCAACAAGGGTCTTTGCGTAAGTTCTGCTCCTTCACTTCAACCTCAAGGAAGGCAGGGGCAACGAGCCGTGTCCGAACCCAGGTCGGAGAGTACGCCTCCGAGCGAGTGAAGTAATCGGCAGCAGGAATGATGAGGTCGTTCATGTTGAAGATGTCGTGCCTGCAAGCGAGGCGCATAAAGTTGTGGACATACCTCGGCGAGAGGTTCACGACCAACTCCACGAACTCCCGACTCTCCGCATACACGACCCTCTTGCGGCCTGCGCTATCCTGATACGAAACAACCTCGCCATCGTATTGCGGATTCCTCAACTCACCATAGATTCTGGTGCGATGAAAGAAGCCAGCTGGTAATGCGGTGCTGGAGGGATAGTTGAATCCAAAAGCGCAAGCCCCCTTCGCGTCGGTCACATTTTGGGATGCCAAGACTCGGATGGTGTTGCACGGATCGGTAATCCATTTGTACTCTTCGCTCAAGCAATACCAATCACTCCCCCCATCATAAGTGTCTTGAGTAATTACTATCCTAAAGCAATCGTTCTTATTGAATCCTGCGTTTGGATTATTTGATACAAAATGAAAAGTGCAGAAAAAAGTGTCACCATAAAAAGACTCCGAGTCAACTTGGGTCTTTATGCTTTTATAGAAAGAATCAAAAGCAGGATTAGACCATATCAAATCGGAAGGAAGAAGAGTAGCCGTATATCCACCGAGTTCGTCAACCCTTACATTGCTAATCCTCATCTTTACTTTTCCATTCGCATTTGTCCTAATGCTAAAGTTTAGATTCGTACCCGTTAGGTAGCTTGTGCCGGTGTATGTAAAGTAATGAACGTAATCTCCTGGACAAATAGCGTCATCGGTAAAAGAAGCCGCCGAAGGATTAAGCACGGCAAGCGTGTTAACAAAGCCGCAAAACTCTCCCCCTATCTCTTCTAATGTATATGAAATTCTGTATGTTTTTCCATTGATCAGCGAAGAAGAAAAAAGACCATTTACAAAACCATTGTACGTTCCTGCACTTGGGTAGCAATAATTCAAATCAACGCCACAAACAGGCGTTGTGTCTATTGATCCCCATCCAGAGGTTAATGTCCATTCGGGGTTTCCATCGCAAATGCTGTAAAGGAGGTTTTTGAACATAAGCGCAGGAGCCTGGAAACTGAGTGACTCAGATGTCCAGCCAGAGCCATTGAACTCCGTCAATATCGGTTGCTGATAATCCCCCGTCTTGCAATTATCACAATCCTCGCTTTCGGATACGCAAAATACCTGGGCGCTTTTTATTGTGAATTGAAGTGTCGTGCTTCCTGCTAATTCAAAATTAAAAGTGGCTGTGGATATTGGTATTTGATATATTCCATTATCATCTATCTCTATGCCATTATAGCCATAGATGTATAGCACATCTCCTCCTGTTTTTGTAAAATTGGAAATCTCAATTCTAAGAATAGCGTTTTTGCAGGTGGTGGCTGGATTTACATTGTAATTAACCGCACAAAATCTTGCTCCAGAGCCAGCGAATGTTATTCTAACAAACCCCGTGGTATTATCCTTTGTCACGCTTGCGCTGGGCGTATAATAAGACAAGTTAGTTGCTGCGTTAGCAGGAGCGTTATTCGTTGCCGTACTTGGCACGCACGATATTGGTTGATTCGGTGTAATCATTCGGTCAGAAGTTCAAAGGTTGTCATTCCTGTTTTGAGGTTATGCTCCACGCTCATAATCCATCCTCTTGTGCCGTTCACAACGATATAGTTCGTTGGATTGTTGCTTATTTGATTGAATTGCGCTCGGTCAAGGGGATATTCAAACGAGAGTGATTTTGCTATTTTGATTGGCAAGTTATTACTCAAAAAGTACCCAGCATAACGGAGGCCCAATGGCGCACGAAACAAATAATTTCTGGCCGCAAATGGATGGATGCACGAACCGGCATAGGTAAAGGAAATGGGGTCCGCAATAATGGCGTTCTGTTGGTTGATGGAACTCGTGGTGCCTGTATGAGCCATATTCAACACGGTCTTCGGCGTTGTCAGAAGGTCAGTATTCTCTTCAAGCAAAATCCACTTGTTCTCTTGGTTTACCGAAAAGCCATAGTACAAACCTCCTATTGGGGCAGGCGAACCAATACTGCCGTTGTAATAATCATTGGGGATAAGAAAATATGGCGTTGTTCCTGCATCGCTTTCTGCGCATTGAGTGGAAGCGTAGCCTGCATCTTGGTAGTAGATAGATGCGTTGTTCAATGTGGCATTGCTATAATTCAGCACCGAGAATACCAATGGGTTATCGGTCTTCAGCATCACATCTTTCGCATCGCTAATGGATGCGGATTGAGCGTTGCTGAAGAAATAAGGCTGAGTGTCGGCCCTTAGATACAACTGCGTCCCAACCCTCGTGAACGAAAGGCTCAAATTAAAGAATGCGTTCATCCCCATAAAGAGCTGAGTGAAGGATATGGACGGCATTGATACGGATGGCTCTATCAGCGAGGTGTTGGTCGTGTATAGGTTTTTTGCTCCGTAGGTAGCATCAACTGTTGACACAACAGTCACCGTGCTGGCTCCTGCAAGGACATTGATTTCCGTGAAGGTTGTTTGGTGGTAGAAATAGACCTCAACGAAATCGTCAACCCCATCAGTCGTTGCTCTTGCCGCATAAGGGAACACAATGTCTTGGTAGCTATTGCCTCCGCTATTTGTAAAGACTTGTTGATTCAACACGGTCGCAACGGCCCTCGCATAGGTGGCGTTGTCTGTTACGGCAAATAGCGCTGGTCCAATAAAAACCCTTGTGACATTGTTTCCATAAACATCAATCCATTTCATTTCTAAGGGAAACCCTGCTCCTCCGGCATAAACACATTTAAGTTGAATGAATTGAGGTCGGTAATTGATATTCGTGAAAATGTCGCTTTGGAAGATGGTCGTGTTGTCGGTCAGGTAGCTAACTACATACTGAAACAATTCCGACATCTTGAAGGCAAACCTATTGCCGTAGGTTGTCCCGGTAGCAAATTGATAGGATGCACAGTTGCTCAATCCTTGCCCATTTACGGTTTGCCCATTCACCGAGTTGATTGGAACAAGCAAGTCCTTCATCCGAATCAATCTCCCCTGAACGGTATCGTCCTCCACCGAGCAAGTCGCAATGCACTTGTATGAATTGAACTCCACATCGCTCAAGTAAATCAAGCCACGAAAGTTCAAGCCATCGTTGCAGTCCTCAATGATTTGGCAGGAAACCTCTTTGCATAAGTCGTTGGCCTGGTAGTAGGCATAAAGAATCTCATAGCCATCGCCCCAGAACTCCAAGTCCGAAACCATCGTTGTGAACAGGCCAGGCAAGTCCTCGTTCCGCTGGATGGATATGGCCGTGTCCTGCAAACCCATTGGCTCGTTGGCCAAGGTCTGTCCGTCAAGTATTACCGTGAAACTCGCCATTACCAAGCCCTCCTTCTATGGACCTTGTGGGCCGTCCTTGGTTTGCGGAGAACTTTGTCAAAGTCATCCCAATTCGCAATCTTCACGCTCTTGTTCTTTCGGATAGCATCAATCATCTCAAAGTTGTTCAGCTCAATGGATGCTCCAACATTGTCGGCAAAGGAACGCTTGGTGCCGCTCATTGCGTCAATGTATCGCTTGGAGACAAACTCCTCAAAGTTATTGTCACGGATGGCTTGGAGGACGGGCTTGTACCGCTTGGTCTCGTCTGCGGTCATTACCGACTCGCCACGAGAGAGCCTTGCAGGAATGCTGTCGGATGTGCCGGTGCCTGGGCCGTTCAAATCAATAACCCCTTCCTTGAATCCCTCTGGGAACTGAGCCGAATCAATAAGACTCATTTGCTTGATCGCCATAGCCCCAATCGCAAAGGCCGCAAGCGCACCTCCAATCGGCCCAAGTTCGCTGAAAGCACGAACAATAGCGGATGCGCTATTTATTAAGACATTTACCTTTTGGGTCTTCTTGTTTTGCTCAAATTGTTTTTTCTCAATATCCGCAAGTTCTGCGTTGTATTGCTCCTCGGAAATCAATCCTTGGGCAAGCTTGTTGTCAAGAGCGGTCTTTTGGTTATTAAACTCCATCTCTTGAATCTGAGTGAATTGGTTGTATAAATCGCCAGCCGCATTAACGAATTTGCCAACCTCTTTTACATTCTCCTCAAACAGGGCTTTATCCCGATTTGCGGCAAGAGCGTCAATCTCTTCTTTACTCCTACCATAGTCCTTCGCTTCGTCAATTAATTTTCCATAGTATTCACGAATGGCCTTCAGTCGCTTATCCAGGGAATTTCCCTCATACCCATCCAGGCCGTCTTGCAGTCGCTTGTAGAACTCGGCATAATCCTCGGCCTCCTTCTTCTTGCCATCGTTAAAGTCGGTGTCAAGCTTTTGCATATCAATGTTGGCCTTGGCGAAGATGGCCTCAATCTCTTTGACCGATTTGCCTTGAATCTCAGCACTCTTAGCGGCGAGTCTTGCCTTGGCCATCACCAACGCCTTCTCAAGTTCAAGCCTTCTGTCCGTTCCTTCGGCGTGTAATTGAATCTCGGCCTCAATCTCTGCGGCACTATCCTGCAACATTTGAACCGTCAAGTCCTTGATGTCTTTGCTGAGTTTTTGAAGGGACTCAACGCTCGGCACATAGACTCCTTCCTCAATGACCTCGGCAACATTCGGGTCAAAGGACTCAACCATCTTCCGGGCCTTCTCCAGGTCTTTGTCAAGCTTTGCAAGGTCAAGCCCCATTTGATTCGGTGTTCCCGCCTTCTCAAGCTTTACCAAGTCCTTACGGGCCTGAATGAGCTTTATGAGCTGGTTGTAATACGCCGTGGTTCCTTCGGTGGTTTTGAGCAATCGGGTTTCCTCAAGAGCAACTCGTTCTTTGGCCGCTGCAATGGCATCGCCTTCCTGCTTTTCGGTTTCCTTGTTTTTGATTCTTATTTCCTCCATCCTATCCAAAATAATCTGATAGGCTTTGCCTTTAACTCGGAGTTGGTCGGTCCCTGCCTTGCCCAAACTAAGGAGATGCTCGGTGTCTTTCAGTTCTGCCGCAATACTTTCTCTCTTTTCCTCAAGTTGCTCAAGGGTCAATCTGTTAAACTCTGCCTGAGATGAAGCGGCTTTTTCGTTTAGCATTTCAATCGCAATAGTAGATGCCTTGCTCGCATCCCCTATATTCTCGTATTCGCCAGACAAAGCATAAATGATTGATTGTCGTTTCCTTAATTCTTGGTTCAATACTTTTTCGGTATAAAGCTGTGCGGTAAACAAGTCTTTTTTTCCTGGATTGAATATGCCGTCAAAGGCAATGGCAATGCGTTCCAAAAGGCTTAATCGTTCGTTGGTGAGTGAAAGATTAAGCAGGTCTATGGCCTCTGTGAGTTCTGTCGTAAAAGAGATGATTGTTTGGAAGTTTGCCTCGCCAAGGGATAACTTGAATCTTTCCCACGAGTTCGTCACTCTTGTCAAAGACGCATCCAAAGAACCCGATTTTCCTGCAACGGCAGGGGCAAAGGTTTCTTCTAATACTCGTGCAAATTCGGGCAGGATTTCAGCTGATATGATTTTGCCGTTCTCAAGCAACTTTGTGAAGCCAAGGTTGGTGACTTGTTGGGCGGGGTGAAGGCGGTTGTACGCTTTGGTCATCAAGTCGGATGCACCCGGCAACGCTTCACCTAACTGCCTGCGTAATTCTTCCGCAGCAACCACTCCCTTGGACAACATTTGCTGCAAGGCGTAGAATGATCTTTGGGTTTGAAGCGAGTTCGCTCCTGCTCCTCGTAATGCAATCGCCACCTTGGTGAACATCCCTTCGGATTCTTTGGCCGAGAACCCTGCCATCTTTGCGGCAATCGCAAAACTTGAAAATCCATCGCCAAGTTCTTGGAATCCTATGCCGAGCTTTTGGGAAGTATCATAAAGCCTGTCAAACGCTTCTCGCCCACCGGTAACGCTGCCAAAAACGAACGAAAGTCGGTTTTGCATAAGCTCAACCTTTCTTGTCGTATCAACAACGGATTTTCCAAAGTTTACAAGCGAGTCAATCGCAAAATAGGCGGCCATTCTTGATGCAACACGAGACAATAACCCGTCAAATTCCGAAACTTGTTTGCTCGCATTATTGACCGCCGACCCCATTCGGGTCACATTGTTGGTCGTGTTGTTTACGGAGTTGTTGTAATTGTTTATGACCGTGGTGGATTGGGCCACGGACGCATTGGCAGAACTTATGGAAGAACCTGCCTTTGAATAAGCACCAGAAACATCCTCGGAACTCCTTTTTAACCTATTATTGAGTGCGATAAGCTCTTCAAGCTTTCGCTTCATATCGTCTATATTCGCATCGTAACTTACCGATATTTTATCAGCCATTGGTGTCTTGTTTAGCTTTGCGTTGCCTTTCCTCCTGGAAATGCTTGAGCAAAGTTAAGACATCCTCAACGGATGTTTTCATATACTCCTTGTAGAGGAATATATCGCCCCTCGCTAAGAAAACGAAGAACTCACGCCAATTTAAGTCGTTGAGGTAGAGTTCCGAGCCGAGATTTCGGATTTCAGGAGTTCCCTCGTCTGCTCCAGCCGGGAGGAGGCCATCTCCCAGAAGATTGTCCAATCTTCTTCTAAATGTTCTATATTGGGAAAGAACTGACTCAGCCCGGCTAAAACGAAAAAATCGTACAACTCCTTGCCCTTGTACGCTTCCCTAAACGCCTGCACCTTCTTCTGCTCAAACTCGTTGTTCCACTCGCCTGGGTTTTGGTCTTCACGGATCAGCACCGCTCCGGCCAACTCCATCATTACTTCGGGGTGAACGAGCATATCCTTCCTCCTGCGCATCTCTCCGACAAGGAAGCCAATCTGCGCCAGGTTCTTCACGGCGGTGCCATCCACGGCCTTGTTCAAGGCTCCCTCCATGTTCTCCAGGAAGACATCCAGCTCTTCCCTTGAAACCATCCGCTGCAACTGAATCACGAGGTCTTGAATCCGTCCCATTCGGTCAATGGGGATGTCAAAGATGTTCTGGTAAATGAAATACCGGTGGCCCTTACAGGTCAACGCAAACTTCAAGCCACGCATCTTGTCGGGCTTGTAGGTATCGTCCCACACCATTTGGGTCAGCTCCTTCTTGAAAAGCTTGTAAACGAGTTTGTGTATCACGAGAGTTTAATGAGGATGAAATTAAGGGTTACGCCCACGAGCATCACGACACCCATTTGCAGGAGGTCAAAGCCCATCATCGGGGCGGTTACAAGGTAGAAGATGCCTCCCCATACCGAAGCCATACAGCCCACGCACCCATAAATAGGTTTGTGAAGGTTGGGAAACTTATGCGGGGGGATGGTTTTCTTGAACCACTTGCCCACCTTGCCGAGGAGTTGTTCCTCCTCAAGCATAATGGAGAGCGATACGGTCATCAGGCTTACAACCAAAGCCCGTGCCATTGTGTCAAGGGCGAATGTCATTTCTTCTTCTCAAAGGTCATCCAAAGGACACTCACGAGAGAGATGGTTGCACCAACGATTTCGGTAACGGACGATTCGTCCAAATAGCCTTTCGCAGCGAGTAAACCGCCAGCAAAGGTCAATGCGTGGCGCAGGAGGGGGAGAATTAGGTTTTTCATGGATTGATATATTTGAATTGAAAGGAAAAGCAAGATTCTGCGGTTGGGTAAGTCGGAGCGAGGGTCAGCGGTAACTCATCGCCATCCAGGTTCGGCGAGGCACCGCCGGTGTAACTCGCATAAGCCCGCACCTCGTAGGTTCGGCCAATGGCGAAATACGCTTGGAGGTTATCAATCGTGGCGTTGGGGATGGTAATCGCTCCCGACACGGGCGTGGCCATCGTGAAACGGAAGGGGCGGTCAAGGGCCACATCGGTAATCACAACGGTAACAGCTGCGCTTGGTGTGGTATAGCCAATCACAACGCTATCGGCACAGATGTCAAAGGTGCCAATATCGGGGCAGTCGGTGCATTCAAGACAACTCATCGGCTTGGTGTTTTAAGTTCGGGGACAAAATTGTTGTTAAAGTGTGTGTAACCGCTCTTTTTGAGGTGTTTAAGGTACCATTCGCTCAAGAAGCTGTTGCAAAGATACCGAAAACAGTCGGCAAAGTCGGACTGTTGGGTAATGATGTATCGGTTTCGCTTTATGATGTTGCCAGCGGCATCGCACGCCACCATCTTCATGTCCCTCGCCACGCCGGGGGCCGTCTTGGGGTTTATCTTGATGTCGGGGTGGAATTGGAGAAGGTAATTGCATTGCGCTCGGCTGTTCTCGTGCTTCGGGTTCGGAGCGACCTTAATCTGCCGCTGCGCCAATCCAAGGCCCCTCGCTAATTGTTCGTAGTAGTTGGCATTGTCCCTCTGCGATAAATCGCCCCGTTTGCCCATCGCATCGCCCGTGAGCAGGCAGGAAAACAGGAAGGGGGCGTACTTGGCCTTAATGGTGTCCACCATCTTGGGGATGCTCCCATCAACGACCTGGAACTCGTCAACGATATGAACGTGGTCTCCTTGGCTATCCGTCCACATCTGCGCCACCAGACCGCAGAAGGGTTGTAAGTTGAAGTCAAGGGAGATGTAAATGGGTAGGTTCGGGTTGAAGGAAGCGTTGTGGGTTTCGTGCTTTTTCGCCTCGTAAGAGATGAAGAAGGGGTTTTCGGGTTTCTCCTGCACCTCCCAATCGCCCTCCACGAATCGTTTGTACTCGTATTCGGGCATATTGTCCCGAAGGGATTGAAGGTAATCTTCGGGGATGTGGGGGTTGTCGGTGATTTTGGATGGGATGTAAGCCCAGGTGGAGGGTAGGTCGTTCTCCTTCCACTTGTCGTAAATCAACTCCTTCACCCAATTATTGCTTGGGTTGCAAGTGGCCATCACGACAATGGGCGGTCGGCCTTCGCAATTCAGCCACGAACCGGCACGCTCCAAGACCTTGTAAAGGAGTCCTTCCTGGCACTCGTTAATCTCGTCAATCCCACCGCCGTTAATCTCCAAGCCCTTGAATCGGTCAAAGTCTTTATCGGTATCGTAATTCTCGCCCATAAAGATTAACTCGGAGCCGTTGGTGAACCGCACAATCTGCGCCTGCTTGTCCCAAGAGGCAACGTGCATCCCTAAGCCTTGGTTCATCAGGGATGTGAAGGTCACAAGCGTTGTCCTCTGAAGCGTGGGCATACTCTGCCTGATAATCACCCACCGGCTGCCGGGGTATTTGGAACAGAGGGAGATATAGGTTAGAAGGAGGCAGTAAGTCTTCCCGCCTCGGATCGCTCCGCCAAAGAGGATGAATTGCTTCTCCCCCGACAAAGCCATCTTATACGCCTGACTCTGCCTCGCCGTTAGTTTCATCCACAATTGGTTCAGTCAACTCAAGAACAAAAGGCCCCGTGTTCGGTGCGGTGGTCTGCTGCTGGGGCTTGCCATACAAATAGGCCAAGGCCAATTCCATCGCCCGCATATTGCCACGAATCGCCTCAGTCACCAATCGGGCAATCAACGCATCCATCCGCTTCACACCGCCAATCGTTCTGTCCAAGTCGGCATCAAGCAAGTCCCGGATATCTCGCCTCGTGACCGTCTTAGGCTTCGTAGAACGAGCGTTTAGGAGAACAGGTATCTCTGCCTTCGGTTCAGCACTCGGAACGCTCTCAGGGGCCTCAGAGACCTCCTCCTCAATAACCTCAGCCTTCTTCTTCTTTACAAACTCATGTATCGCCATGCACCCACAAAATTACCACAAGTCAAGTTTAATTCGCCCAAAAAAAATGGGGGGTACCCCTTTTCCACAAAAAAGGTGTTTTTTCCCACAAAGGGCGCAATTTGTTTTTTATCCCTTACTATATATATAAGTGTCTATATACTATATAGACATCTATATTTAATATAGACATTTATATAACATATAGACATCTATATAGAATATAAACACTTATATTAAATCTTATGCTCATTTTTTTTTGAGTCGCATTTTGCACACCAAAAAGAGTCTAA